CCGCCGCTCTCTGGCGTCTTTCGTCATCCCGGAGAAGATACTCATTCCGGGACAATTCAATTCCGGCAAAACCCCGACCGTGAACGTGCCGAAGCTCATCCTCTCGGAGGCTGATGCATGGGCGCGCTACGGACGCGGCTCCATGCTCGCGATCATGTACAAGATCGCCGCACAGAACGCGCCCGGGGTACCGATCTACTGCCTCCCCCTTGCCGATAACGGGGCTGGCGTTCAGGCAGTGGGCAGCATTCTCGTCTCCTCTGCCGTCACTGTTGCCGGCACGAAGGCCATCTTCATCGGCGGGCACAAGATCAGCGTGGCCGCGGTAGTGGGAACGGCCGCAACCCTTGCGACGGCAATCGGAGCGGCGATCAACGCGGCGCTAGATCTTCCCTTAGCGGCAACAGTGGACACCGCTACCGTGACCTTGACCGCACGGCACAAGGGCACCTATGGCAATGGCATCAAGGTCGAGGTGGACCTGGATGATGGGGATCTCCTGGCCGAGCCCACCGGGGGCTCCCTCACCATCACCCAGCTTACCACCGGCGCCACGGATCCCGACCTGGCTACCGGGCTTGCGGCCCTGGGCGATACCTGGTACACGCTCATTTCCCTTCCGTGGAACGACGCCACCAACGTAGCGGCCATGGAGGCCGTGGGAGTGGATCGGGTTGCCCCGGGAGTCAAGCGGCCTTTCGCCGGCATCGTGGGCACCACCGCCCTCTATGCCGATTTCATCACCTGGCTCAGCTCGCGCAACAGCCCCTGGACCACGGCGATCCCCGTGGAGTCCGGAAGCTCTCCGGTGTACGAAATAGCGGCAGCCGCGGCAGGAGCCATTGCCGCCTCCGCAGCGGCGGATCCCGCCCGGCCCACGAAGACTCTTGCACTACTCGGAATCCGCGGGGGAGTCCTGGCCAATTGGATCGGCACGCAGCGTGACACGGTGGTGACCGCCGGCGGCTCCTGGACGCGCAGGGAAACGGATGGTGTGGTGCACCTCGGAGACTGCATCACGACCTACACCACGAGCGTTGGAGGAGCGGAGGATGCGGCCACCAGCTGGCGGTATCTCACCACCATCCTCAAGATGCAGGCGAAGATGTATAGCCTGGACCAGCTCTTCGCAGGCTTCCCGTTCGACCGGGCGGTGATCATCAGCGATGCCCAGGTCACGAGCAAGCAGTATGCCATCAGCCCCAAAACGGCTAAGGCATTCGTCATCAAGCTCATCGATGACCTGTGGATACCCAATGCGTGGAGCAAGGACCGCGATGTCGTCGTGGCCGGGATCGTGGCTGAGATCAACATCAGCAACTCGGCCCGCATGGACATCCTGGTGCCCGACGTGATGAGCGCAGAGCTCGCCATCGTGGCAGTCAAATACGAGTGGGGCTTCAGCTCCGCAGCATAGGAGGGTAGAAGGTTGAAAATCAGAGGCGGAGACGTTCGGCAGTTCAAGCTCGGCGGTCGGGAGCTCCAGGTGGCTCCCGAAGCCGAGATGGAGCTCACGCTCCCAGGCTACCAGGGGGAATACAAGCCCTCCGGGAATGGAGCCATGGCAGGCGTGGGGAAACGGGTCCTCGGGGCAATCGATGGCGTCAAGGTCATATGCAAGAACGAGGACAAGGACCATGAGTTCATCACCGGCATCCGCGACGGCATGGACGTGTCCGCGGTGACCCTCACGCTCATTGACGGAGTAACGTACTCCGGGGCCATGGCCATCGAGGGCGAGGTGAAATACGCCACCGGAGATGGATCCGCATCCTTCGCCCTACGCGGAGAAAAGCTGGAGCAGATATGAGCGATCCAAAAATCGCCCGGGACGCGGCGGAGCTTGAGATCGACATCTGGTGTGAGACGCTGGAATACAAGCCCAGCGCCGAGGACCGCGAGAAGCTCCTTACTGCCTACATGGCGGGCCGCGTCAGCTTCGATCCCGCCAAGGAGAATTTTTCCTATCGGCTCAGAGTCCCGGTAGAGCTTGAGAACCACACATTACTCTCCGAGGTCAAGGTCACTGATGTGACCGCGCAACAGTTTGCTAATGCCTATAATAGCATCAAGGTGGACACGAAAGGCGAGCGTACGGCAAGCGTGCCAATGGAGTCCATCCTGCGGCAGGCGTCGGATGCGACTGGGCTTGCACTGGGAGTTGTGCAGCGCATCCTGAGCAGGGATTTCTCGGTCATCCAGCTCCTCATGGGTTTTTTCGGGTAGTCGCCCCGGACGAGTTTATCCCCGTCTTCTGGGCGGTAGCGGGGCGCTTCTCGTTCACGGAGGAGGAGATGTGGGGCATGCCGATGCAGCGGCTCATATTCTGGTACCGGGGGCATCAGCATATGGCCGATGAGGAGACCGCAAAGATGAACGCGATGATGGGCGGAGGGAGGAAATAGAGTGGGCTTGAAGCTCGCAGTACAGTCCGTTTTCTCTGCCCTCGACCGCATAAGCGGGCCCGTCGGGACCATGGGCAGGAACGTTGACCGCTTCGCGCGCAATGCAGACCGTGCTGGCTCAAATCTCGGGATGAGCTGGAACCGTCTACGCGGCGTATTCGCTGCGGTTGTTGCTGCCATCACAACAGGCGCGGCGGCAAAGGCTCTTGTCGATTTCGCCGACAGGGGAGACGACATCTCGGATGTATCCAAGAGAATAGGGATGTCCGCGGAATCCTTGCAGGAATTTCGCTATGCCGCGAACATGGCGGATCTCACGGCGGATGATCTCACGTCCGTGCTGCAGAAGATGAACAACAGCATGGGGCAACTCCGTACAGGGACCGGCTCCCTCTATACGTACCTCAAGGCGACCAACCCGCAGCTCGCCCTTCAGCTCAAGAACACGAGGAACAGCGAGACGGCGTTCACTCTCCTGATGAACGCTATCGCTGCGGAGGGGGATGTCGCCAAGCGGGCAGCTCTGGCCCAGGCGGCCTTCGGAAGGAGTGGGCAGGAGCTCATAGACATGGCGGGCGACCTCAATAAACGACGCGAGGAGGCGCGCGCGTCCGGGACCATCATATCTAATGCGGACGTCCAAGCTGCCGCGGCCATGCACGAGAACCTTCTGAAGCTCAAGGCGTCCGGGCAGGGATTCATCAATGAGGTCCTTGGGCGTGCGGTGGCGGCCATTGGCCCTTGGCTGGACAAGCTCACATTATGGATCTCCAACAACCGTGAACTCATCGGTCAGAAGATAGATGCCACTATCAATTTCATTGCGGGTGCCGCCAAGACAGCCTATGACATTTTCTCCGAATGGTGGCCCGTTCTTGTTGGAGTCGGTGTGGCAATTATCGCAATGAATATCGCGATGAAGGCCGCGGCGATCATTGCGGTCATGAGCAAAGCCATCTCCATTGCATCGGCCGTTATGGGCATGTTTCAGGCTGGCGCCTCGCTCGCCACGGTGGCTCAATGGGCCCTCAATGCTGCAATGGCAGCCAATCCCATCGGTCTCATTATAACGGCCATTGGAGCCCTCATCGCGCTCATCGCGCTTCTTGCAGCGAACTGGGATAAGGTCGTTGCCTTTTTCAAGAATATGCAGAAAGAAATATTAAAGGTTGTCATCAAAATAATTGCTTGGTTCATTGAGTTGAGGGACAAAATCATAGGCGCCTTCGATTCTGCAATAAAGTGGATCGTTGACGCATTCAATAAAGTCGTTAACTTCTTCAAAGGAATCATAGATTGGATAAAAGGAGCCTTCGACAAGATCGGAGGATTCTTCAAGGGTATTTTCGGCGCAGGTGGTGATATGAAGGCAGAAATAAACACCACGAATACCCCTGTTTCACCCAACACCGGCTTGATTGCCTCCAATGTCACAACGACCCGCAATTCCCAGCTCGACGTAAATTTCCGAAATCCCCCCGCAGGCACGGAAATGCGTCAATCAGGTGAAGCGCCCGGGATCACAATCAATACCGGTCCTACGTTCGCGATGGGGGGCGCAAGGTGAGCTTTCTTGACCGTCTCCGTGAACTCCGGTATATCTCTCCTTCCGGGGTAGAGCATAAGCCTCTTTTTGATGAGACGCAGCGCACCGGGGGCAAGAAAGCTCCCGTGCATGAGCTCCCGCAGCGCGATGTAGCGGACGTCCAGGACCTGGGGAATCAGGCCGAGCATTTCTCCATGATGCTGTATTTCGTCGGCCCGGATTATGACACCGCCGCCGACGCATTCTATGCAGCTCTCCGAGAGAAAGGCATCGCAATTCTCAAGCATCCCCGGTGGGGAGATAGGGAAGTGCTCCCGCTCACCCATTCTCAGACCGAAAAGTTTGTCGATGACATCCGTTGCGCCCGGTTCCAGGTAGATTTTGTGGAGGCCCCCTCCGGGAGGGCTATCTCCGTAACTACGGTCACCCCCGCGGCTATCCAGTCCGCGGCCGCTTCCATATCGTCCACCATTGCGGAGAAGGTGAGCCAGGGGATGGTAGCGGGAGACGCCATCCAGAAAGCAAAGATGAAGGGCTCGGTTATGGACCAGCTCTCAGGCGCCATGGATCAACTGAAGGCGATGACGGCAGCGGTGGATGATGTGCGTACCCAGATTGTGGCTGCCGGCAACGAGGTTGAGCGGAACATAGATACCTTGGTGGACACTCCTCTCGAGCTGGCAGAGTCCGTGATCGCGATCCTGCGCATGCCCGCACAAATTGAAACCTCAATCATTGCGAAGGTTAGAGGCTACGGTGAGCACATCGCCGAAACCATCGCCAGCCTGGTTGACCTGGTCCCCTGCCAAGACGCAGCATCCGCCGTAGACCTGATGGGATCCACAGTCGCGCTCGCAGAATCAACAACAGCGGGGACATTCCTTTCCCGCAGCGAAGCCATAGACGCGTACAATTCCATGACGGATTCTGCCTCGGTTGCTTTCCCTGCAATAGAGGGCTTAACAGATTCCGTGCAGTATCTTGAGATCCTATCCCTTCTTCGCCAACTCATCGCTGACGCCCAAGCCAGGCTCCTTGAGGAATCCTATTCCCTTCCCACAGAGCGGAGAATGGTCCTGGCTGGTGACAGTAATCCAATTTCCCTGGCGTTTCAGCTCTATGGGGATCCCGAACGTTATAACGACGTCATAAACGAGAATCATCTTTCTAGTCCTCAAATCTTTGTCATTCCCAGGGGAACGGAGATCCGCTGGTATGAATGATGATGTGAGGATCGTCATCGATGGCAAGGAATTTACAGGCTGGGAAGCAGCCACGATCACAATGGCCATCGGTCAGATTGCAGATGCATTCTCCATTGACGGCCCTTGGGATTGGAATAAATCTGAATTGCGTACAGCGCTGCGGCCCTTCGGTTATCAGCGCGTTGAGCTCTATATTGGGAATGATATTTGCCTCACTGGGCGCATGGAGAAGCCGAAGCCCTCACTTTCAGCAACTGATCGAAAGATCAATATCCAGGGCCGCTCATTGACCGGCCCTCTGGCTGAATGCTCAATAGATGGCGATCTGGAATTCTCAGGGCTTACATTGGCAGCAGTGGCGCGCCGTGTTTGCAGCCCATTCGGAATCTCAGTCCGCGCGGACAACGACACGCCGGCAATCCCCGAGGCTCGTGCGGAATATGGGCAGGTGGCTGGTGACTTCCTTAATTCCATGGCTGCTTCCAGGAACATGCTCCTGAATTGCAGTTACAAGGGCGAGCTGGTGATCGCCTCGGGTGCCGCTCTCTCTGGGAAAGTACCCGTTGCTGATTTGGTCGAAGGCGAAGGCATGGTCCTGAGCGTCGATCCAGATTTCGACGGGACAAAGCGTTTCAGTAAATACGGAGTCGCCACGCAATTCGCGGGGGTTCCCGATATTCAGGGTTCACGGACTGACCCATCGATTCCCGTTTACCGCCCGCACCTGGAGGCAGCAGGAGAGACGGACACAGATCCGGGAGCAACAGCCGCGCGCCTGCGCGTGAAAGCCATTGTTGAATCATGCATCATTGCTGTCAGCGTAATCGGATGGCGCAGGCCGGACGGTAAGCTGTGGGCGGAACGCCAGGCGGTGACGCTGTTGGCCCCCTCAGCCATGATCTACAAGAAAGTGCCGTGGATCATATCCCAGGCTCAATTCAAACTTGACGGATCGAGCGGCCGCATCACAACCCTCAACTTGGTGCTCCCTGACACATATTCTGGCAATATGCCCAAGGAGATACCATGGGCCTCGTAGCGGAATTGGTGAAGGTAGTCCGCAATTACATAGATAATCGCAACGGAGGGCCAGGGCAGACAATCTACATCGAGGCCGAGGGGCTCGGAGGTGCCGGGATCAATGCCGAATTGTACGGCCAGGCCGGGATATTCTCGCGTCCGCCAAAGGGCTCTCGAGGCGTATTCATCCCCATAGGGGTGGGGCGCAGATACGGAATTGTGATTGCGACGCACAATTATCAGGTAAATATCGACTGGGTCGATGATGGCGGGACAACCATCTTCTCTACCACCGCTGACGGTGCAACAGTAAAGGCCAGGATAGACCTCAATCCGGATGGCACGATCAACCTCAACGGATCAAGCAAAAATCTGGTCACATGGAGCTCACTGAATGATTCTCTTCAGACACTCATCAGTGGCATCAATGCGGCATTAGCGACGAAACAGGATTCCGCAGGAGCGCCCGGCACCCTCTGGATAGATATAACAAGCGCCAAGGCAACCACAGTAAGGACGGGCTGATGAGCAGCTATGATGGAGATGTAAGAGTAGAGCACTCCCCTGACGGTGGCCTGATCACGTTTGTAGCGGGCCAACCCATCATGGACCAAGGCCTGTCAACCGCCGTGTATCTCTCATTGTGGACCGCTCCTGGTTGGTGGGGCAATGCCGTCGCGGGCGAATATGAGGACATGGGGAGCGATTGTGAAGCATTGGAATTACGACCACTCACCAATAAGACCCGCCTGGACTATGAGGAATCGGCGCGTAAGGCGCTGGCGTGGATGGTTTTCTCTAAAGTGGCGAAATCTGTCACCGTCGAAGCAGTGATCTCAAATATCAATGTGCTGAGCGTTGCGATCGCCATTGAGGAACCGGACGGCATCATTTCGAATCTGAAATACAAGATCAATTGGCAGGGCCAACGCGCTCTCATGGAGGTGCATTGATGCCGTATACGCCGCCAACAATCGCCGCGATTAAGGCACAAATCATCTCTGATGTTGAAGGCCGCATAGGATCCTCAGTCCCGATCCTCATGAAAGCTTTTGTCCGCGTGCTCGCGACTGCATTATCCGGAGTCATCACGCTCATTTATCGCTTTGGAGCCTGGATCTTGCGGCAGATATTCCCCCAGACGGCCGATGATGAATGGCTTGTTTTTATAGGTGGCCAATATGGGCTTACGCGCACGCCTGCGGTGAAGAGCCGCATGACGGCGACCGCGACTGGCACGAATGGGACCATCATTGCAGCCGGGACGCTCTGGTACTTGGGAGACTATGCCTACAGCCAGACCGCCGCGGAGGAAATAGTAGCAGGGACCGCGACCGTCACGGTTGAATGCATGACCTCGGGAGAAGCCGGGAACCTCAGCATCGCCGATGAGATCACGCTTTGCTCGCCAATAGCCGGTGTGAACGCCATCGCGGCTATAGCCTCCATTGTGACGACCGGTGAGGACCAGGAGACGACCGAAGACTTACGCACCCGGGTAATGGAGCGCATCCAACGACAGCCGCAAGGTGGAGCTGCTCAGGACTACGTCGCATGGGCGCGAGAGGTGGCGGGGATCGTGAAGGTTTTTGCATTCCGGACGGATCCCGGCGAGGTCACCATCTACCCCCTGCAGGCGATCACGGGCGTGGATCGGATCCCGGCGCCAGCGAAAATCACAGAAGTATTGGCGTATGTTTCCGACACCGTCCGCCGGCCGCTCTGCGCGGACGTGCTCGTTGTGGCGCCTACCGAGCTGACTGTTAACATCACAATCACAGGGCTCCTTCCCAATGAGGTCGCCAAGAAGACGGAGATCGAGACCGCCTCCGAGACATACCTCTATGCCGCATACCCCAGGCAGTATCCGGATGAAGTAGGGGCCACGGATGTGATTTCAATCGCCGCCATCTGGGCGATCATCGCAGCGGCGGAAGCTACGGCGTCCGCGGCGACGATGACCGTAGGGGGCACTCCCGCCACTTCATATACGTTGGCCGAGAACGAGATCACAAAACTGGGGACCATCACATGGGCTTGATCCAGAATGCGCTGCGGCAGCTCTTTCCCCGCGGTAGGCCTTGGCTCCTACCTGGAGGTGGCGGGCAGCTCGTCGACGGCCTGGCTGATACGCTAGATAGGCCGAAGGCTGCCCTGCAGGTAATCCTTTCAGAAGCCCTCCCCGGTACCGCTACCGCTATGCTACCGGAGTGGCATACTGCCCTTGGGCAGAAATACGACTCCACGGTTCCAATTGAGAACCAGAGACTGACCCTTGCAGCGATCCACACCAATATCGGCGGGGTGGACATGGTCCGCCTTAACACGCAGATTCAGAAAGAGCTGCCTGGCTGCTTCGTATCTGATCCGGCTTCATTATCCGAACCGCTCAATTGCTATTATGTGAACAGCCCCGTCGCGCTGACGGATTATGAATACATGAGGCTATGGGTGATTCTATCGCGCTATGCTCCGCTCCACCTTCAACCGCTGGAGGTGTTCGAGCTCGGGCTCGAAAATGGGGACATGCTTGGACTCGATGACGGGGGGCACATGATTGTCTTAATTACGCTCGATATGTAGGGAGGACTAATAAAATGGCGCAGAGAAGAATTTCGGAATTGCCCGCGGTCGTTGCTCCGGGAAAGAACGACTTACTCCATCTTGTTCAAGCTGCAATCGATAAAAAGATGTCGGTCGATCAATTGCAGAATTTACTATTTAAATCAATAGAGGTCAATTCGGACACAGTTCTTGAATCAAATAATAAATATCTCATCAATGGGGGTGATGTAACACTTCCGGCAAATCCATCGGTAGGGGATAGTTTGGAAATATATGCCTATGCCGCCTCAAAATTAAAGCAATCCGATGCAGAGCATTCTATGACATATATGCGATCAATTTTTACATCGAAGGGTATTTCAGTCCTTCCCCCCCATTCAGCTCCTAAAGGATACGTTCAATTGCATCCAGGGAGTAAAATGCAGGCCATATATAAAGAGGCAGGACAAAATAGGATTGAACCCGGAGTCAAGTTGACTGACCCTGGAACGCTACCAACTGGCAACGGCACAGGTTGCGCCTTCAGTCAAGATGGTGTGTATCTGGCAATTGGGCATGCCATCACTCCATTCATTACTATTTATAAAAGAACAGCGGGGACAGATTCTTTCGTGAAATTGACCGATCCTGGATCGCTTCCCATGGGGAGCGTATATGGATGTGCATTCAGTCCGGATGGGACATATCTTGCAGCAGTCCATGGAACCAACAGATATATTACAATTTATAAGCGCACAGCAGGGACAGACACATGGGTTAAGGTGGCTGATCCTGGGACTCTACCCACGGGATTGGGCAGCAGTTGTTCATTTTCCCCTGATGGTATGTATCTCGCAGTAGCACACACGACCACTCCATTCATTACTATTTATAAAAGAACAGCGGGGACAGATTCTTTCGTGAAATTGACCGATCCTGGAACATTACCCCCCGCAAATGCCGTTGGTTGTCATTTTTGTCAAAATGGGAATTACCTTTCAGTGACTTGTGGGACAACCCCCTTTATAACGATTTATCGACGGATGGGTGACACGTTCACGAAAATTGCAGATCCTGGAACACTCCCTCCTGCGGCCGCCGTCAGAAGTTCATTCAGTCCCGATGGAGTATATCTCGCAGTAGCACACACAATAACTCCATTCATTACTATATACAAACGTTCGGGAGATGTTTTCACGAAACTTCCCAACCCTGGAATATTGCCGGCCTCTACGGGTAGAGGATGCTCATGGAGCCCTGACGGGATATATCTTGCGGTGGCCCATTCAAACACACCCTTTTTCAGTATGTATAAGCGGGAGGGGGATACATTCACAAAACTGGAGGATCCAGCAACTCTACCATCGACCACATGCGAAGAATCAGCATTCAGCCAAGATGGCGTATATTTCGCAACCGCATGCGGTAATTCAATATATGTATTTATATATAAATTAATCGAATATGTATCCAAACAATGGGTCATCACTAATATTGAAACGCTTCATCCATCCGTTCCAGGCGGCGGAGATCAAGGCGATATGCAATATATGTTCAAATGATGGAGGAATATATGATCATTATTTTAATTGTTCTTCTTGCATTGGCAATCAGTGTCGCATACCTACTCGGGAAGGCCTGGTATAAGGCGTCCGCCGATAAGAAGGCAGCGCTGGGTGAGATCGAGAACCTCAAGAGCATCATGGAGAAAAGGGAGGAAATCTACAATGAGGCGCAGAACCGCAAAGACTCTATGGCGGCTGGCTCTGATGCTGATCGCTTTAATAGTTCTCTCGACGTGCTGCACGACATCTCCGGCGGCGGCAAACCTGCCCCTGGTCCAGTGGCCGACGTTCCCGGATCCCGCGGGAAAGGTGACCCTGGACCAGAATAGCGACGTCGTGAGCATGCCGCTGGAATACTGGCTTGCCATTGCCCGCTATGCTGTAGACATGGACCGAGCGAGGGAATTACTAAAGGCTGGCGCTGAGGCGCCGTAGGGAGGGGACGATGAAAAGAGAATTGATCGAAATCGGAGAAACGATTCGCGTGGAGAATGGCCCGGCGCGGCAGACCGCGGTTGCCACAGAGGAACTGCTCGACGATACAGTCACGGCCAGTCATTACCATGTGGGCATGCGGGATGCCATGGGCAAGGTGATCGCGCTTGGCGAGCCCATGACGTATTTGGATTATCATGGAGAATGGATCTGGTACATCTATCAGCTCCAGGATGACGAGACGGCCCCGGACGGTAAACGCTGGATGGCAGCGGGCGCCGAGACCACGAAAGAGCGGGCGCTAAAAGCCGCGGAATTGCTGGAGGAGTAATCATGGCATACATGAATGACCTGCTTTACGACCTGATCCTCCAGGAGATCGAGACAAGCGGGACTCGGCTGGACATCTGCTCCCAGGAGCCCGCGACGTACACCGAGGCGACGAGCACCTACACACTTGGCAACAAGACGGGCATCACGTATACCGGTCCCGCCGACCGCACACCGAACGGGCGGAAGACCACGGTGGACGCCATCACTGGAGGGGCGGTGACGGGGACCAACACGGCGACGCACTGGGCCATCTCAAAGCCCACGGCGACAACCGCGTTGTACGCGACAAAGACGCTCTCGGCTCCGCAGGCTGTGACCTCGGGGAACACCTTCTCCCTGGCGGCCTTCGACATCGGGATCCCGGACGCTACATGATACTCGACGCCATCACGAAGAAGCTGGAAATACTCCTCGGTGGAGCGATCGCCACGAACCAGCTTCCATTTCAGTGCGAGTGGGTTGATGTCACGGCATCCGCGGCGACACCGGGCACGAATGGCGGCTCGACGAACAGCACAACGCCTATTGATCTCGTTCCTGTCCCAGGGGGATCAACGCAGAGAATTGTCCGTTCCTTCAACGTCTACAATGCCGACACCGTAGCCGCGACGGTCACTGTCCGGTTCAACGATAACGCGACGTTGCGCACGCTGAAGACCGTAGCCCTTGCCGTAGGTGATACCCTGCACTGGAGTGCGGAGGATGGGTGGGAGGTGTCCGACTCTTCGGGGAACAAGAAGAACGGCGCGGTGACAGGGAATTGGATCAAAACCACAGTCCTGTCCGCGGGCACTTCGTTCATTACGCAGCCCGGTACGCACACAATTTTCATCCGGGGTGTCGGCGGCGGCGGTGGTGGTGGCGGTGGAGATTTCACGACACCGAACATGGGATTCGGGG